TTTTGCTTTCTTTGCTCGAAGTCTTTCTTTCCGTCTTCTGTTCTTGTTGGTGTTCTTTCCGTGCGCGGATTGATCACGACCGTCGTGTGTCGAGGTCGCGTCGCCTGCTCCGGTTGACTCGGATGCTGTTGATTCTGGGTTGGATGATTCTTCACCTTTTCCTTTGTCAATGGTGGGGAGGATTGTGTCGTCTCCCACTCTGACTGGAGCATCTGTTGCCTTTGGTTCCACCGGCTCGAAAAACGCTGGAATGACGAGGAGGTCCTTGATATTAGTGACGCTAGATATAAATTCCTCAAAACGGTCCCGATCAACATTGATGTCAGCCGCATAGAAATCCATCCAGTCGCCAAGGTCATTAGGATAGTTAGGATTATCACCATCATAGTCGATGATAGTAGAGTAGTTGTGCAAGGTTCTCAAAGCTTCTGTATTATTCAAAGCCTCCGCTTGGTAGGATAGTTCCATCACTTTTGTCACAAACTTGCCCAGAATGGGAGTATTGCGGTCCGTTTGATAAAAGGACCGACATTTCTCAACCAGTTTCTGTTCAGGAGTGACATCGGGAGGCAATGAAGTTGTTACATGAAATTTCTGCAGTTGCCTCATCAACATGCACATTGATGAGGAGTTCCCAAACCACACTTCGGGTCCATAACATCTGGCCAGGAAGTTTAGTCCAATCTCTCCCTTCTTGACAACTTCAAAGGTCGCTAATTGACCGAGCAATCTAGCTGACTGTACAATACAATCAGGGCTAATGTCAAAGGTGATGCCATCATCTCCTCCGAACATACCCAACTTGAGCCATGATTCATTCACACTATTGCCATCTTTTCGATAGGCAATAAATACAATGAACGCGTTCAAGATTGTGTTGAAAACTGAAGTCTCTGGGGATCCGGACAGTCTACTTGTTCCTGTGTTGTAGGTCACGCCGTTCTTCGTACGTGCCCTTAGATTCACTTGACGGTTCAATAACCAGTCCAACAGGTTGTGTGTTTCTGAATTAAACAACCGGAGAGCTACCATTCTTTCGAAATCTCTCGCGGCCGGTGAAACACGTCCATCCATACGGCTAAAATCAGACATCACACCATTCATTTTCGCCTGTTGTGCAAGCACAGCAATACGTTCAGCGATTTCTTTGGGTGGATGTCCGAAACTATACCAATACAGGTTCTTTTTCAAGTACGAGGATATGGTATAGCAGAATAAAGAGTACATCATCTTATCATATGGTTCCAAGGTTGAGATGTTCCTTGGGTCTTTG